TCACCCGTTCACCACCTTCAAGAGGGTGGTTCTGTCCCGGGTCCTGGCCACCGAGTTGGCTGCTGTCACCAGGTTCTCCACCACGGCCACCGCGTAGTGCGATGGCATGTCGTCGGTGGCGTGCCCCAGCAGCAGTGCCCTGTCCTCGGCGCTCACGCCTGCGTCGCGCAGCCGTTGGCCATAGGTGTGGCGCAGGTCGTGGATGCGGACCTTTTCCAGGCCTGCAACCTTGCGCGCCGACTGCCATGCCGTGTTGTTCATCGTGCCCACTCGGTGGTATTCCATGGCAGGCTCCATGTCCAGGTTCTTGACCCTCTCGCGCCGGTAGACAAACACGAATGTGTCGTGCTTGCCCCGCTGGCGCTCCACGATCCGCCAGGCGGTGTCGTTGAGCACCAGGACGTGGGTGCGGTTGGTCTTGTAGAACTCGGGCGGGATGACGAACACACTTCGCTGCAGCTCAGGCACGCGCACTTCCCACTCCCACCGCAGGCCGCAGACGTTCTCGTCGCGGGCGCCGGTGTTCACGGCGAACTCCACCATGTCAGCCAAGTGGGCGGGCAGCTTGGGCAGCAGCATCGCCTGTTCGGCCCACGAGATGGGGCAAGCCGGTCGCTTCTGTGCGTTCTCGTCCAGCATTTCGATCAGGGGTGGTGCCGACAGCCAGGGCTTGCCTCCATCGCGCCACACGCGTGCGGCGCGGTTGAGGGTGGTGCGCACCACTTCAAGAGACCGGTTGATCGTGGCGTTCTTGACGCCCTCGTCCTGCCGGTCGGCCTTGAAGTCTTCCAGGCTGTCGTTGCAGATCTCGGCCAGCGGTTGACCGCCTATGTAGGGCAGCAGCAGCTTGACGTGGTATCCGATCAGGTCGAGCGTGCGGACCTTGTTGGCCTGGCACTCGATCAGATACTTGCGCGCTGCATCTGCCCACAGGCGTTCAGAGCCTCTTCGAAGTTCGAGAGCGAGCTGCTCCTCGACGCGTGCTCTTTCCCTGGCGAGACGCTCCTCAGCTTCGGCCTGGCTGACTTTGCCGAGGCGCTGGAAGATGCGGTGGCCCTTGTAGACCTGGTTGAGGGTCCTGCTCCCATCCTCGTCGAGCTGGATGCCTCTTGTCCGGGTTCGCATTGTTGTCCGTCCTTTCTCTTCGTGCGGCCCGGGCGTCCATGGGCCGCAATATACGCGTCTGCCCACTGGTCCAGCTCAAGACGATCGAAGGCAAGGGACTTTGGCCCCAGCGGGATCTCCGTGAGCTGGGGCCTGATCTCGGCGTCGAACTTGTTGCGGTCCACCCCGCAGTAAGCTGGCGCGTCCCGGTGACGGATCAGGCGGGGCAGGAACGCGGCAGTCATGACTTCTCGGTCTCCCAGCGGCCGTCGACCGGATTCCAGGTCTGGCCTGGTGGCTTGTACCGCAGGTAAACACGCAGGGCGATCTCATCCAGTGCGTTCGACACAGCGAGCGCCGGTCCGGCTACAGATTGCCGTTCACTCCCCGCATCCATCACCCAATCGGCAAGCGTCATGATCCGACCACACAGCGCCATCGGCCAGTTCTCGCGTAGTGGCTTGATCAGCCACACCCACACCCCCAGCGTGCTGCTGGCGGTGAAGGCCAGCTGCTGGGCCAGCAGTGCCCAGTGGGCATGTATCCACGCGAAGGCGATCCAGCCGGCGTTGCTGACCAGGTAGGCCACGAAGCCCCAGCCAGCCCTCGGGCCGTTCAAGGCCAGCAGCACGGTGCCCAGCACGCCGAAGGCCGCGGCCGAGATCTCGATGGTCAGGGTGCTCATAGCTTGACGATCTCCACGTCGTGCGGCCGGCGCTTGCCGGTGTTGATCTCGTGGATCCGCTTCTCGGTCTGCCTGTGTGCACGGATCACGGTGCGTGCTGGCAATGCGGCGATCAGCTCGGCATAGTCATCGAGCACGGCCCGCATGGTGGTGATGCCGGCACCGTCCAGACGGATGGTCCCGTGGGTGAAGTAACGCCGGCCAGCCATGGCCATGGCCTCGATCGCGTCCTGGAGCATGCCGCTGGCGTCCGTGACGCGCACGGGTTCGCCGTCGCAGCCTGGCCACCAGCCGGCGCAAAGGGTGCCATCGTCTGCCTGCAGAGTGGCGCCGCCGGTGATCAGCACCTCCAGGATGTTCACGGCATCGCTGCACATGCGCCAGTCGGTCGCTGTGGGCTGGTCGCCCGACTCAATGGTCTGGAGGGCAAAGCGCATGCGGTCGAGCTGCCAGGCTTGCTTCTCTGGATCCAGCGGCTTCGTCGTGCTGGCCGCCAGTTCGTCGAACAGGCTGTAGGTGAAGCGGTGGGGCGGCGTGCGCTTCATGCGGGCACCTCATCCCAGGTTCGGCCATCGAGGTGACGGCCAGCGGCCTTCTTGCCGATGCGGTACAAGTCCGGCTGATCGTCAATGTGGCCGTAGTCGGTGGCCAGGTTGAGTGGATAGATGTGCCAGCCGTCCTCAAACAGAAAGGCTGTGTCCACAGTGCCCCTCTCGCGCTCTACGTTTTCTCCAGGGGTCCACTCCCCCCACTGTTTGAACAGGAACGGAACGCCGGCCCGCTGACACTGGTCACGAAGGCTGCGGGCCCAGTCTGGGTACATGGGGCGCGCCTGATGGCCACTCTCCCCGCCGACGATTACCCAGTCGATCCCACTCTGGATCAGCCACGGCTGGCAGATCATCTGGCCACCGCCTTGATCGAGGTCGGGACCTGGACGCGGGCGCTCCAGATCCACGGGGCCCAGCAGCGGCTCCATGGACAGGAAGCGCTTTGCTGCCGGCACAGCCAGCAGCTTCGGGATGTCGCGGTTGGCCTCTTCCTGGTTGGTGATGGTGGCGCCGACCCAGACGTTTGGCAGAGGCACAGGCCATTCGCCGGCGGGGTCGAGTTGCACAATTGCTTCAGTCAGCATGCTCTTTGCGTTCCCAATGCGCTTCGTCAGTAGTAGCCAGTCAAGGTTCGGTGTCTTGTGGATCAGCCAGATCAGGTCGAGGCGCCACGATTCCTCGACCTCGTTGTCGAACACGTCGGCCAGGCTGGCGCAGAAGACGCGGTAGCGAATGCCAAGGCGCTCGGCTTCGGCGTTCCACTTGATCGGCATGGACCATGTGCTGGGGGCTGTGCGCTTGCGAGGCTGGCCGGCGCCCCACTGCACGATGTGTCGGCGCTTGTCGAAGTCCGCCTCGGCGTAGCAGTGATCACAGCCCGGCGACACCTTGGTGCAACCGATCCAGGGGTTGAAGGTGTGGTGAGCCCACTCGATCTTCGTGTTCTCAGCCATGCTGTGGAACCTCAGCTGCACGGTGTTTCAGCACGGTGGCAATGGCCTCCTCGTGCCGGTTGATAAGCTCCTGCAGGTCCTCCTGGTCGTGGCCGCCCTCGGCTTCCACGTTCTTGAGGACTTCGAGGGCCTTCTCCATCATCACGGCCATGGTCAGCACCTGGCTGACCAGGACGCCGGTGGCTGAGACTTGCAGCGGCATGAGGGCGGACAGCAGGGCGGCGCGAAACTCCTGCTCGGCTGCCTCCATGGCTGCACAGTTCTTCTCGGTGCCGATGTGCTCATACAGCGTCGCAGCGGCCCCGTAGGCCTTGCCTTTGGCCATGAGCTGGTCGACCAGGCCGCTCATACCGTCTCTCCCTCGGCCTGATCGGCGTCCTGGGTGTTGGCGGCGGATTCTTCGTCTTCCGCGCTGAGTTGACGCTCCAGGTCGTCGTTGACCTTGTCGCGCACGGCCAGGATGTCGATGCCCTGTGCCTGGACGAATGCCACGGCCTGGTCCTCATCGTCGTACCGGCCGCCATAGAGCGTTATGGCCGCTTCGATGCTGAGCATGGTGATGATCTGCCCCAGCTGGTTGGCGTCCATCGCGGCCAGCTTCTCGCGCAGGTACTCCGCCGGGTCGTCGTGCTGGGCTGAGTCCCAGTCCATGTACTGTTCCAGGTGGCCGAACTGCTCGGTGGAGTGAGCCAGGAACTGCTCGGCGATCAGCAGCAGGTCGGCCGTGGTGCGCTCGCGGGCCCTCACGCCGTCGAACAGCCGGAAAAGGACAGCCCGGGTCACCTCCTGCCGTCGCATGGCCCTGACCTCTTCGGACAACGGGTCCATGGCTGCGCGGGCCTGCTCCAGGCGTTGCTCGGTTTCTGCCACTTCGGCCGCCTTCTTCTCCTGCACTTGTTTGGGCAGCAGCTTCTCGGCAGCGTCCTGGTCCAGCAGCTCCTCGGCCTGGCTGGTGTAGGGGTTGATCAGCACCACAGGCTTGGGTGCCTTGCGTCCCTGGGCGCGCAGGGCGTCGGCGTAGGTCACCTCGCGCTCCTCGCCGTCGTCTCCGGTCTCGGTGTAGGCGGTCTGGTCCAGCGAGACGTAGCCGATCCGGAACTTGCTGTGCGGCGTGTACGCGATCGCCTCAGCGTCGGAGCCCTCGATCACCTGCAGTCCGCGCGCCTGGGCGTCTGCGTGCACGCGCTGTACGTGGGCGGCCTTCTTGTCGGCCCAGCACTGGCTGTCCAGGCAGCTGTCCTCGCCGGCGTCGGTGCTCTCGGCGAACAGGTCCTCGTTGGCCCGCGTTCGTTTCGTGCAGGTGGTGCACGGGCCCGCTGTCATCACCAGCGTGTGGTCGGTGATGTCGAATGCGGCGGTCTTGAGGATGGTGGCGAACTTGCGGTAGAGAGCCAGTGACACCTCGCGGAAGGGCGCAGGCACCGGGCTGCCGTCGGCGCCCTTGGTGGCCATGCTGGCAATCAGCTTGACGGCAGCCGCCTGTTTGTCGGCAGGGTAGCGGGCCACCAGCAGGCCGGTGGACAGCTGCAGGGTGCCGTCGTACATCGCCTCGCGACTCTCGGGCGTCAGATCCAGCAGCTTCATGCGCTTGCGCACGTAGCTCGGGCCACGGCCCTTGCCCATCTTGTCGGCGATCTGCTCGACCGTGTAGCCCAGCTTCTCGCGCAGCAGCGCGAAGCCCTCGGCCTCCTCCATGGGGTCCAGGTCCTCGCGCTCGATGTTCTCGACCAGCTGCATTTCCAGCACGGCCTGGTCGTCCATGTGCCGCACCACCATGGGCATGGTGGGCAGCTCGGCCAGCTGGGCGGCCCGCCAGCGGCGCTCGCCGGCGATCACCTCATACGCCGGGCGCGGATCCATGCCGCTGGTCTCTTCCAGGCGGCTGCTTGGCAGCGGCCGCACGAGGATGGGGTTGCCCAGGCCGTGGGCCGTGATGCTGTCGGCCAGGGCGCGCAGGCTGTCCAGGTCGAGCCCTCGCCGGCGGCGCGGGTTGGTCGGGCTGTTGATGGCCTGCAGCGGGGCCACGTTGACCAGCTCGGGCACGTCGCCATGGCTGGCCGCCACCTTGGGCGCGATGGGGGTGGCCGGCGCCGCACCTGGTGGCGCAGTCACGGTGAAGTCCTTGCGGTCGAAGATTTTCTCGCGCTTGCCCACGGCAATGGTGATGCCGCCCAGCGGCGTGGTGCCGATCAGCGTGCCGTGCTGGCCAGCCCACATGTGCAGGTCCCCACTCATGGGGTCGATGCATTCGTGGTTGATCTGGACGCTGGCGCCCTTGAGGGTCTCAATGTCGTCGAGGGTGAGGTCGTTGGTGGTTGCGGTGGTCATCCTGGCCTCACAGCATCGATTCAACTGGATAGGGCAACGTGAACATGTCATCAGAGACGCCGACTTGGTCTTCATTTACCAAAACGGGCTCTGGCAGCGGTTTGGTCGATGGGATGGTCAGCAGCAACTCAAGATGGTCACCGTGTTGCTTGGTTTTCAGCCGGTTGCCTCCCAGCATGGCTGGCTTCAGGCACAGGCGTCGGTTGTGTAGATCGATGCCGACCAGCATTCGCTCGCCGCCCTGCAGTCCTAGCGATTCAACCGCGCGTTTGCTGAAATAGATGTTGAGGCGCTGGTATCCGGACGCCTCTCTGGTAGCGCGCGCCGTGATGTACGCGCCGTTCTGACGATTGGTCGGGGTATTGATCCATTTGATGGTTGACATTGCGGTTCTTTCGGTAGTGAAGTGGTCAAATGACCGTTTGGGGAAACTGTGAAATCAGGCCGGCAGGCCCGGGTTTTCGCTGAAAGGGGTAACCCGGCCATCCGGCCAGTGAAGGCGACTGCCAACGCGGCTGGGTAGCGCAAAGGCGATGAAGCGGTCAGCGGCGATGCCTGGGTTTTGCTGCAGCTCCGGGCAGGTGTAGTCATCGCTCGTCAGGGCTTCGCGCGGCCCGCCGAAGGCGTGGCTCTGGCGGTGCAGCTCGGGTCGTCGTGCATCGGCCTTGGGTCTGATAGACCGATGTGCCAGTTGGTAGGTGATGTGCCGACCGCCTGAGGGCACCACGGTGCCCCGCTGCACCAGCGCGGTCAGCACGGGCCTGATGATGTTGTCGCTCAGACCAGCACGCCGGCCGATGTCTGTCAGCGAGAGTGCCTTGCTGGCTCGCTCAAGCACCTCGACGATCTTCTGTTGCACTTGGTCGTGTGAAAGCATCGCCGAGCCGGTGTAATAGGCCTTGATCTGCTTGATGGCTTTCGGGTCACCGACCGTGTCGAGTCGCTTGCGGCCCTTGGGGGTGATGGCGAACCCTTGCTCGGTGCGGATAGCGTGGCCCAGGCTGACCAGGTTGTTCATGGTCTGGGCGGGTAGAGCCGGCAGCGCCTGGCGCATGGCCTTGAGGGTGCACACGCCGTGCAGGCGCAGATGCCGGAGAGCGTCGAGCGTGATGGGTGCAATGGTGTTGGATGGCATGGGTTTGATCAGGTGGATGCCTCAGTCGTCCAGATCGCCGGCAGAGGCTCGCTTGAGGTCGGTGGTATGGGTGGGTGGTGGCTGCCACCAGGTGCGGCTGGGGCTGGGTGTGGGCTCGGCCGGTCGCACCACGTGGCGGCGCTGGGCGGCTTCGGCCGTGGCCTTGTCACGGTTGGCCAGTGAGGTGGCGCAGGTGTAGACCAGGTGGGCCCGCAGAGGGTCGGCCAGGGCTTCATCCAGTGTCTGCACAGAGCGAAACGCCAGCAGGCGAAAGGCTCGCTGCAGGTGGTCCCGGTCGAACCCGTTGTTCACAGCAGCACCTGCCAGACCCAGACGGCGAAGCTGGCAAACGCCACCAGCAGCACCACGGTGCCGGCTACCAGGCCGATCAAGCGACCGGCCTCGTTGTTCTTCTCGTGGTGGCGCCGGCGCTGCTCGATGCTGGCTGGCTGGTGGGGCTGGCTCAGTCGGTCAGGCAGCGGCATGAGGCTTGATGTGCATGCCACGCCGTTGGGGTTGGCCAGGCCGGTGTCGATGCGCGCCTGGCTGTGCGTCTGCAGCAGGTAGGGGTCGTGTGTGATGGCCATGTCAGCGACTCCAGTGCAGGGCCAGCATGGCTGCCAGGGCGGCAACGGCGGTGCCCACGATGATGAACACGCCGCTCCAGTCGGTGCGACTGGGTTGTGGTGGAGGGGTGAAGTTCTGGCGGTGCGCGCGCATGGCTCACCCCCAGTGGTAGCCGGCAGTGAATGCCAGCGTGTAGATGGTGGAGACCAGCGCCACCAGGATGGCGGTGCGCCTGAGCCACTTGAGCCGTGTGCTGCGCTGGCGGGAGTGGCGTTCGATCACGCCAGGAGCAAAGGCGGGACGGGTCATGCTGCGGCCTCCGTTACAGTGCCTCCATGGCTCCTGATACCAAGGTTGTTTTCGAGTACGTCACCTTTGCCATCGCGCTGCTGGGTGCCGTGCTGGGCATCTACAACGCCTGGAGAAACTGGATACAGGACCGGGCTCGTTTGCGAGTGAAGGTCTCGTTCGGTCAGACCACAAAGGGTGCCAGGGTCTTTCTTATCGACCTGGTCAACCTGAGCACTTTCCCGGTCACGGTCACCCACATCGGCATGGATCTGCTTGGCACCGATAGCCACGCTCAGATTGCGATCCCCATCTTCATGCGCGGCGAGACCTTGCCGGTACGCCTCGAACCTCGGGCATCGGTCACAGTGATGCAGCCCATGACAGAAGCGCCAGCCAATGGATGGCAGGGAGTTCGACGCTTCTATGCAACCACCGCGTGTGGTTTGAAGTTCGTCGGCGGCGCCCGTGCCATGGACGAATATCGGGTCTCCGCTGCAGCGAAGCACCAGTAGGGCACGCTGCAGGCGTTTGAGAAGGCTGCTCATTGGGCACCGCCTTCCACCACCACGATCTCGCCAGCCTGAGTCAGGCCGACCGCGTGCTGGTCGCCGAGATGCTCGACCATCCGCTCGTGCCCGCGCTGCCACATGTCCGCGCAGTCCTCGGCGTAGATCAGTTCACGCTGCAGGCGGTCGATTTCTTCGGCTTGCACTGCGCACAGAGCGCGCAGGTGATCAAGCTCCCACCGCTCCAGGCGGCGCTGAATGCTCGCGGTAGCTTGGGAGTGCTTTGGAGCCATCACGCCACCCCCTCGGTTTCGTCCTCCGGCTCGATGCGCTCGGTAAGAGCGATCACGCAGCCGGTGGTGGCGTGGGCAAGCATGGCGGCTTGCTCGGCGTTGGCGGCCCGAATGCGGATGCTGGGCAGCACACCCGTCTCAGCCGCGACCGGAAAACCGTTGGTGTCCTTGGGGTGGTAGGTGCAGCGGTAGCTGCGTACAGCGGCGGTCATGCTGCACCGCCTTTGGCGTGGGTACGATGGGAGCACGTAGCCCCACGGAGGAACACGAAATGCTTGAGACGCTGCTGAATAAGGTCGAGGCGCTGATCAACGAGCGCGGCTCGGCCACGGTGCTCCGCGAGCACCTGGCCCTTCTGCGAGAGCGGATCGGGGCGCTGGAGCGAGAGAACAGCGATCTGCGCATGAAGCTGCAACAGACCCAGGCGCAAGCGCAGGACAGTCAGAGCCGGCTTGACCGCTTTGCCAAGGACAACCCGAAGGGATGGCGATGCGACGCATGCGGGGCAGTTGACCTGGCTCGAACAGGGAGCCGGGACGACCCGATGTTCGGAGAGGTCGGCATCAAGCAGGCTTTGATGACCTGCCGGGTTTGCCAGCACGTTTCGGCGTTCACCGACGTGTCGTGAAGTTTGGCCGCTGCCCGCGGCCTGGGTGCTGGAAGAGAGCATTTTGCGGTCCTCGTGTTGAACGTGGACCGCATACTAGACCGAATTCGGTTTGTTTGTAAAGACCTAAAACGGTCTGTTTTTTGGAATCGGCCTGAAATAGCCTTTGATGCAGTCCGGGTTTCGAACCGCGATCTGGATGTGATTCCTTGACCGAAAGCCTGCCCCGGTGTACAGCCGACCCCCTTCCGGGAAGGGGCTGCGCACGCTGTCGTACTGCGGTAGCCCGGGTTCTCCGGCGCCTTGAAGGTCTTCTGAAAGTGACTTGCGCAGGGCGTGCAGCATTTCGATGGCGGCCCGGTCCAGGAACCGTGCGCTCATGTTCTGGCCGACGTTCTTGGGCATGGGTTCGCCCGTCTGCTGGTAGGTAGCCCGCAGGATGCGTTGCGCAACCTTGAGTTCGTCCAGTGCTTTGCGGTCGGCCAGGTTAAGGCACAGGCCAAGGTCGATCACCGCGCCCAGCACGAAGGGGTTTTTGACATGACCCTTGGATGTGTAAGGCTTTTTCTTCTGGTCTTCGGCGAACTCCCATGCGCGAAGGGGGTCGTTCTCCCAGAAGTAAATGCCGTTGCCGAGCCAGTCATGCTTGTTGGTGCTTGGCTCCAGGTGTGTGATGTCACCACGTAGTAGTCGCTCGCCAATCTCGGCGTCGCAACCGTGAAAGCCAAGTACCAGACCGGGAAGCCGCTGGTACAGCGTGTAGGTGGGTGCCCCGGGCATGCTCGGCGATCAGCCGCCGAAGCTTCTTGCGGTCTTACCCGACTTGTTCATGATGCCCACAGACTTGAGGAAAGCCTTTGAGCTGGCGCTGTCTTCGGTCACCCTGGCCTGCAGGGCTGATACAAGGACACGAAACTGGGGATCGGCCAGGCTCACGGCCACGACACGGCCGCCGCTTGCACTTTGAACGACCCAAGTTCCTGACGAAGGCGCCTTTGGCGTGTTGGTGGTGGCCATGCCTCTCTCCTGTGGATCAGTCCAGGGACAGCAAGGCGTGCACTGCCTCGTCGTGTGTGGACACTTCGGTGGTGTCAAACCCATGAACTTGTGCGATAGCTGAATAGTGTGCCATGGCTGCGCTTGCGGTGTCCTGAGCTTCCGACGAAATGCCTCCTACGAATAGGGGAGCGGTGTTGATGATCAGGCGGGATTGGGCGTTGTTTTCCATCACCGTTGCGCGAACGGTGAGGGTCTCCAGCATCTTTGCTTCCGCTTCGCGCCGCATGTTCTGGGCCTGGCGCTCGGTGACTGGCGCCGTGGCGAACTGCACCAGGTGGGCTTTGTGTACGTAGTCAATGGTCACGCTGCCGGCATTGGTGTCCACCCGCCGTAGAAAGCGCTGGCGGCGCTCATCGTCGTGCGGGGCAAAGGCCGTTTGTACCCGGGCCAGAAACTCGCGGGTGGTGGCAGTGGAGTGGTTGTTTTCGAGCAGGCCTTCGTCCAGCAGGTCGTCGGCGTTGCCAAAAGCCGACACCAGGCGCACAGCGGTGTCCAGTACCTGCTCAGGAGTAAAGCCCTTGACACGGCGGACGGTCCCCACGCTGAAGCCCTTGAAGGGCGGCAGGCAGGCTTCCAGGGCGGAGTCCACATGGAGGCGCCGCGTCATGAACTCGGCGGCCTGTTGCAGAATGCCGGCGGCCGACTCCCCCCGCTCGGCACCCAGCATGGCTTTAAGCCGCCGCGTGTTAACTACGACGTGTGCTGCCGGCGTCAACATGACCGTTGTGTCCAGCTCGGGCACCAACAACACGATGCCGCAGAAGCGCTCGCCGCTGCCCGGCATCGGTTCCCAGAGCACTGGCGCAAACCGGGCCTTGATAGCCGGTGTGGTCAGAGCTTTCGCTTTGGTGATGTCCATGTGGCAAAGGAGGCTTTTCCAGGCACCAGCCTTTGCTGGAGCTTTTCAGCCTGTGCCGGCAGCCGAAGGTGGATCAATCCCAATATTACCCCTATGAGCTGTAGCACGTGGTGGATCTCTGCGTCCGGATGTGACCAATCCCGCGCGTAGTGGGCTAGGGTCTGAAGCCGTTTCCCCCCAGTATCCAGCCGCTTGATCTGGTCCATGATCGCCTGCAGCTGCCCGGAGTACCGGCGGATCAGGTGCTCCGCCAGCTGGTTCTCTGCTGCATTGAAGGCGATTGCATCCAGCCGGATGGTCTGGTTATCAGAGTTCTTAGCGAAACTGGCGGCAGGTTCGAGCGCCTGGTCGTGGTCGAACAGCCACCAGGTGGTGCCGTCGAACAGCACGTTTTCGCAATGGCGATCGGGGTTGGCGATCAGTTCATCCCAGGCCGCGCCTTGTCTGCCCACGTTGGTGGCACAAAGACTGTCCCAGATCAGTGATTCGGCGGCGGGGTTCCCGTTCACCACTTCGGCAAACAGTGCGTCGGGGTGCTGGTAGTGGCTGCCCACTAGCAAGAATCGTTCGCCGAGAACTTGGTTGTCCAGCCCCGGGAGGTCGTCGCGCTCAGCGACCACCAGGCCGGCCATGGGCACGTTGAAGCGAAGCTCACGCGCGGCCAGCCCGCAAGCAATCTCTACCGCCGCTGTGACCTGCGACGGAATGCGCTTGACGATCATCGGCAGCGACTGGTTGCCGGCTTCCGCGTGCACCACACGCACATGCCAAGTGTCGTGCGTATGGTCACCCTCCCGCATCTGGGCGGTCCCAGATACATGGTAGATCGGCGGTTGCTTGGCTCTCCCTGATGCTGTTCGCTCTGTGGCGTTCTTTGTCATCCAGATTTCAGTGCGTCTAAGGTGTTTTGGACAATCTGTAGCTGCTTTTCCGTAAAACCTAACGTCTCGATCTGAGACGCGATAGAAGTGGCCAGCATCGCGTGCGTCGAGTTTTGAAGTAGTCGCTTAGCAAAACCAGGCTTGAGCAAATCAGGTGCTTGAAGGTTGAAGACCTTGGCCACCTTTTGAACGTTGTCGATGGTTGCGGCCCCCTCGGCCCGCCTCATCCTGCCTACGGTTGTCTGCCCAACTCCCGATGCCTTGCTCAGCTTCATCTGGGATTTGAACTCCGGATGCACGGACATGAGTGCATCCAAGTTGGCGGCGAGTACTTGCTCAATGCTCATGATCCAATTTTGGTCCGCCAACAGGACCGAATTCGGCTTGACCAAACAAGCCGAATTCGGTCTAATGCCGGCATGAACTCAAACCTGCTTGATTTCGTGTTGACGAACCTGCGCCGTCGCGACAGGTCCTGGGTCGAGGTGGCCAAGGCCACTGGTGTGCCCTACGACACCCTCAAGAAGATCGCGAACGGCGTCACTCCCAACCCGGGCGTGCGGCACGTGCAGGCTCTGGCCGATTACTTCGTCAGCAAAACGCCAGCAGCCCAAGATACGAATGCGCAGCAGCGCGCAGAGCAGGGGGCCGCGCATGGTTGACGCCAGTCTGGCCGGCTTCGATCGCGCTGTGGGCCGCGTCAGTCTGCGCCGCGTGTTCCTGGACTTTGCTCGCGCCGAAGCTGAGCTATGCGGGCTTCTATCAGTGCTGACCATTCGAGCCAGTAAGCCGGCTCCTGGTGCCTGGGGTGCAGTTGCGCCGCCATGGAGTCCACCTCGGCCTCGTACTCCTCCAGCAGGTGGGGCAGAGCCGCCAGCGGAACCCGAGCCAGCAGGGCGCGGGTCACCGCCGAGAGCGCCAACTGGCGGCTCATCGTCTGTCGAAATGTCTGGTGAAGGTCCTCGATGGCCTTGATGGTTTCCTTCTGGAATTTTTCGGGATCGATCATGGGTCTGCCCTTCCTGGTGATAGCGATGTTGCGGAACTTCCATGCTACCGGGCTGGGCAGGCCCGCCCTTGTGATCCATGGTGTGCCGTGTGCACAGAAAGTTGTTTGAGATGCGAAGCACCACACCCCAACGCCTGGCCAAGTGCCGGCTCGTGTCTTCGATGGGCGGCCTGACCGAACTGGAGGCGAACTTCATCGCCTGGTGCCAGCAGCGCCGGTTTGTGGTCAGCGGTCCTTTGCAAACTTCTGCGCGCCCTGGTGCAGATCGATCAGCAGGGTCTCGGTAACCGTGTCGCCCTGTTTCTCGCAGGCGGCCGCGAAGCCCGCCAAGTCGCGAATGAACGCCTGCTGGGCCTCTGGCTCCAGGCGCCTGACCATGCACATCACCACCGCCCCCAGTGCGTTGACCACCGCGTTGAGGCTGTCGGCGTCCAGCGGCAGTCGGGCCTGCGGGTTGTTGGTGTTGTCGAAGTTCATGGGTCTGTCCTTTCCAGGTGGTGTTGATGGGTGGTTGCGTCAATGCTACCGGGCTGGGCAGGCCCGCCCCTTTGTCCGTCCAGCTTGGGTTCCGTCCACTTTCCCGGCTGGTTTCCGCCAGGTGGCCGCTTGCAGCGGTGACCGTACCCCTTCTGTCCCAACCTCCCTGTCTGTCCGAGTGAGGGGTGCTGTCGGCGGTTTTTTCTTGCGGGTGGTGTTGGTGCTGGTCCATGGCAAAAATTTTTGCCCGATCAAGCCTCTCAACACCACTCAACAAATTTGAGAGGCTCCCCATGCACCAGGTGGCGATCCCCGTAGAAGTCAACCCGTCCGAGGTGGTTCGCAAGACCTCGCTGGGCAGTTCCATCGAGCTGTGCCTGGAGCTGGCCGGCCTTGAGCCCAAGCAGCTGCAGGCCGACCTCAAGCTGGACAAGGCGCAGTTCTCAAGGTGGTCCAGCGGTCAGGAAGGTGTGGTCTGGCCCCGGCTGTGCGCGGTGATGGACCGCTGCGGCAACGATGCGCCCCTGCTGTGGATGAACCACGCCCGTGGCTGGGATCTGCACGCCATGCGCCGGGTCGAGTCTGAGACCGAGCGCCGGCTGCGGTTGGCCCTGGAAGAGAACGCAGCCCTTCGCCGGGTGCTGGTGGGGAGCGCGCCCTGATGTCGTCGTGGGAGAATTACCACGACGTGATCCGCCAGATGGAGGCGTTCGGGATCGAGCTGCAGGACCGAAAGGACAGCGGGTTTCCCAAGCGCCTGGGCAAGCGGGTGACGTGCGGCAAGGGTGGCAAGGACTGGTACACCCTTTATGAGCACACCCGGGACAACAGGGCCTATCTGACCGGCTCTTTCGGCACGTACCGCCACGGCGGTGCGTACCAGAAGGTGGAGGTCGAATGGGCGCCCCTGAGCGAACAAGAGCGCGAGCGGCAGCGGGCCGAGCGCAAGGCGCAGATCGAAGCCGCCAGGCTCAAGGCGAAGGAAGAGGCTGAACTCGCCAGATCCAGCGCCATCGACCTATGGCGCAAGGCGTCGCAAGAGGGCCGCTCACCCTACCTGGAGGGCAAGGGCCTGCAGGGCGAGAGCTGCCGCTACCTGGTCAAGTCGATCACGCTGCGCTGGCCGGGTGAGCCTGGCCAGAAGGACACCGTGGTGGTGTTGCCCGAGGGCACCCTGGTGCTGCCTCTGATCAGGTATGACTACCCCAAGCACGAGGCACTCAGGGCGCTGCAGTTCATTCGTCCTGACGGTGCGAAGGTGTACCTCAAGGGCTTCGAGAAGCCGGGCTGTGCACTGCGCCTGGGCGCCATCAATGACGACACACCGCTGGTGATGGTGTGCGAGGGCTACGCGACCGGCCTGTCCATTCGCCTGGGGGTTGGCCAGCAGTTCCCGGTGTTCGTGGCCTGGGACTGCGGCAACCTGGCCCACGTGGTTCCGCTGGTGCGCAGCCTCTACCCCCATAAGCGGCTGCTCATCTGCGCCGACGACGACTGGATGACATTCGACCGGCGCACAGGCCGGCTGAACAACCCGGGCCGCACGATGGCCAAGCAGGTGGCCAGGGACGTGGCCGGCTGCGACATCGTGTGGCCGGTGTTCGACGCGGGGAGCCGACAAGAAAAAGACACGGACTTTGACGACCTCAGGCAGCGGCAGGGCCTGCACACGGTGCGCCGCCAGTTGTCGGGCGTCATACAGCAGATGGGACGGATCTATGGATGAACCAACCAGGTCGCCGGAGGAGAGCGGCGACCCAGTGCCGAAGGCACCCGATGCCGCCAGTGCGGCATCGTCGTCGACGCCACCAGCCCACGGCGCGTTAGCGCCGCTGGATGAATCTCCCGCTTCGGGCAACGTGGTGCAGCTGTCAGAAGCTGCAGCGCTTCGGCGCGCGGTCGAGGAGGGCGCATCTGCGCCCGATCACGCCGGGTCCCCCCCTCCCCCAGAAAAAGCGAATGCGCTGTCATCGGGGGATAGGGGAGAGCCTCCGGCGCCCGAATCTGGTGCCGGCAAGCCAGCGGAAAAGGCCCGCAAGGCCGAAAAGACCATCGACTGGGGCAAGTTCAACCACCTCTGCGAAAACTTCGTCCTGATCTATGGCACCGACACCGTGTGGGATGGATCCGAGCGCCTGATCATGAAGATCGCCAACATGGGGCACGCTCACGGCAGCGACATGGTGCGGATGTGGAAGGGCAGCGAGCGTCGGCGAACGGTACGTCAGCAGGATGTGGTCTTCGACCCGACCATGAAGGCAGATCCGGAGACCACCGTCAACCTGTTTGACGGTCTGGCCATGGAGCCGGTCGAAGGCGACGTCAGCCTCATGCTCGATCTCATCAGGTTCCTGACCAGCCGGTCAAGCGACAACGCCGATGAGTGCGACCAGATCATGCACTGGCTGCTGTGCTGGCTGGCGTATCCGCTGCAGAAGCCAGGCGCGAAGCTGCGGACCTCGGTCATCATGCATGGCGATGAGGGCGCCGGAAAGAACTTCCTGTTCGACACCATGGTGTCGATCTATGGCAAGTACGGTGCTCTGGTGGGCCAGGATGAGCTCGAAGACAAGTTCAACGACTGGCGGTCGTGCAAGCTGTTCGTGGTGGGCGATGAGGTGTCCAGTCGGGCCGAGCTGGTACACAACAAGAACCGCCTCAAGGCCCTGATCACATCGCCCACGGTGCAGATCAACCCGAAGAACCTGCCCAGGCGCGAAGAGGCCAACCACATCAACATCGTGTTCCTGTCCAACGAGCTGCAGCCGCTGGCGCTGGACAACTCGGATCGACGGTATCTGGTCGTCTACACGCCCAGGGCGCGTGAGCCGGACTATTACCGGCGTCTTGGTGAATGGCGAGCGAACGGGGGCGTGGCCGCATTCATGCACTACCTGATGCAGTACCCGCTGGATGACTTCGAGCCCTTTGCCCCTGCGCCCTACACGGAGGCGAAGCGGGCGCTGATCACGATCAACCGCAAGAGCCCTGAGCAGTTCCTGGCTGAGTGGTCTGAGGGCGAGATCGACCTGCCATTCAACAGCTGCAGTGTGGAGCAGGCCTATCGGGCCTACCTCAAGTGGTGCGTCCGGACTGGGGAGCGGTATCCGTTCAAGCGTGAGCAATGGACGCCCACCGTGACCCGGTTCAGTGAGCACCTGAACCCGGACAACCCGTGCCGGGTGAAGGTGATGAAGCTGGAGAGCGAGGGGGCGAAGAAGGCCCAGCGGATGTTCCTGGTGTGTGAGCCTGAGATACCCAACGGCATCACCCAGGGAGAGTGGGCCACCAATACGGTCGAGGCTTTCGAGAAGGCCCTCAGCGCCTACCTGTGGAAGGGGGAGCCCCGCTCCCCTGGGACAAAGACAGACGAAGGGGGTGATGAATGAGCCGCCTGAACGGTTACGCGGTTACGCGGGGGTGTAACTGCAAAAGCCAGCAACGACGCGGGGAGTTACGCGGTTACGCGGTTACGCGACTCTCTCACATGTGTGCGTGTGCGGGCGTGCGGGCGCGTGCGCATGCGGGCGTGCATGTGTGCGTGCGAGTGGGTGTAACCGCGAAACCGCGTAACTCGCTAGGCGCGGCGCGGGTCTCACGGTTACGCGCGCGCGTAACCGCGTAACTCCATCTTCTTTCTATTGAAAAGGAAAAGGCAATGAAGAGGATCGAGGATCTGCTGGCCATGAGGATGGGATCGAGGTCGGCGCCAATGGACGCGGCTGTGGTAGCGCCGCTGTTTTCGATCGATGGCCCGCCCCCCCCAGTAGGTACTCCCACAGCAGAAGGCCACGGGGGTAATTCGGCCCCCGCGCGCACGCCAGTGGCTGGGTGGCAGAAAAGTGAACAGGTAGGCGAACAAACGGGCTGTTCACTGTACGTGGCCGCCCTGCTGGGGGGTGTTCACCATGGCTAAGGTGCAGCTGATGGGCCTGCGGGAGTACGCGCGGCACCGTAGATGTGCGGTGTCGGCTGTGGCGAAGGCCATCTCGGAGAGCCGGATCTCGGTGATTCTGGACGACAAGGGCCGCAAGTGCATCGACCCCGAGGTGGCCGACATTCAGTGGGCCAAGAACACCCGCGCGCGGGCCGACAGTGCGCGCCCTGGTGCGGGTTCGGCGCCTGGTGAAGGGGAGGGTGGCGCCGACGCGTCGGAAACGCCCACGGCGCCCGATAGCGGAAGCGACGCCGCCGGCAAGTCCGCCTACACGGACTACAGGGCCCAGACCGAGCTGGAGACCCTGCGGCAAAAGCGCCGGGAGAACATGACAGCCGAGAAGATGCTGGCCGACGTGGTGCAGCTGAGGCGGGCAGTGTTCGATGGCTTCCGACTGCTGCGCGATCGCGCCATGGCTGTGCCTCAGCGCGCGGCGCCCAGGTGCATCGGGCTGAGTGACTCGCGCGACATCGAGCGCGTGATCGACGAGGAGCAGCGCCGGGCCTTCGCCGACTGGGAGCAGCAGATGCACGAAAAGCTGCCGAAGCCGCAGGAGGAGCAGCTGTGATCCTGGTCGAGCGAGCCACCCAGGGCCACCGGTACCGGATGCGCGGAGGCGTGTTCAAGGGCTATGACGTCCTGTGCATGCGCGGTGGTGCCAGCCCCCTGGTCTCCCTGATTTTCGACGACGGCGAGTGGCCGTTCCCAAGTAAGCCCTTCGCCGCCACCCTGGCCGAGCTGGAGCCGTTGCCCATGCGGTACTTCCATGGTGAGGTGCCTCGATGAGGTTCAACTTTGCCGACGGTTACGCGCTGGGCATCACGGCCGCGATCGAAGGCGCGCGACCGGATCCTGAGCTGCGGGTCGACGAGTGGGCAGAGGAGTTCATGATCCTGCCGAAGTCCGGACCGGCACCTGGTGAGTTCCGCTTCGACCGCTCATACCCGGCACGCCGAGTGCACCAGGTGCTGTCGCCCAGCCACCCGTGCAAGCGCGTCGTGGCCCGCGTGGCCTCGCAGATGTTCAAGACGCAGACCGCGCTCAACTGGATCGGCGCCCTGATACACCGCCGGCCGCGCAACATCCTGGCGCTGGAGCCCACCGACACTCTGGTCAAGCGGTTCAGCGCCCGGGTGTCGACCATGATCCGCAACGTGCCCGTACTGCGTGAGCGCGTGTCGGCTGCCAAGAGCCGCGACAGCCGCAACACGGTGCAGGCCAAGGACTTCCTGGGCGACGCCACCCTCTACATGAACACGGCTGGCTCGGCGGCCAACCTGGCCGAGGTCTCGGCGCCGTACATCTACGTCGATGAGATCGACCGCCTGGAGCTGAACGTCGACGAGGAAGGCGACCCGGTTGAGCTGGCCGAGGCCCGCGCCACCCAGTACGCCAACGACGCCAAGTTCTTCTACACCTCCAGCCCTTCTGTCAAGGGCATGTCGAAGATCGACGAGCTGCACAGCATGGGAACCCAGGAGGAATACCACGTGCCGTGCCCACACTGTGGCCACCTGCACGCCCTGGTGCTGGAGAACTTCCACTACGCGCGCGATCCCGACACCGGATTCATGGACCGAGCCTGGTTCGTGTGCCCCGAGTGCGGTTTCGAGATCGACGAGCACCACAAGACCACCATGCTGCCGGACGTCGAAGCCGGCGGCCTGGCGCGATGGGTGGCCACCGCCCAGGGCGACGGCGAGACCATCAGCGTCACGCTGTCGGCGTTCTACATGCCCATCGGCGCCATCACCTGGCTGTCGCTGGCCAGGCAGTACGCCCGCGCGAAAGACCGCCAGATGCGCGGCGATCACGAGGCCATGAAGGTGTTCTACAACACGCGTCTTGGCCTCAGCTACGACAACAGCGAGGCCACCAGCACCGCCGACCAGCTGAGCGCCCGCGCCGAGCCGTACCCGATGCGCGTCATCCCAGACCGCGCCCTGGTGGTCACCATGGCCGTCGACACCCAGGGCGATCGCCTGGAGGTGCAGATCGAGGCCTGGGGGCCCGGTATGGAGCACTGGGTCGTCGACTACGAAAAGGTCATCGGCGCTCCGAGCCTGCCGCCAGGCAGCCACGGCAGCCCGTGGAACCGCATCGACGAGATCCGCCGCACCCCGCTGCTGCACGCCAGCGGCAGCGCCATCATGATCAGCGCCTACGCTGTCGACACCGCCGGCAGCAACACCCAAGACGTCTACAACTACACCAGCGCCCGTCGTGGCCTGCACTGCGTTGCCATCCACGGCGCCACACGGCCCAACCGGCCCATCATCAGCACCGCGCCCAAGAAGGTCGACATCGAGTGGCAGGGCACCAAGACCCCCGGCGGCGTTGAGCTGTGGGAAGTCGGTACCGACGTGGCCAAGGACTATCTGCTGCTCGACCGAATGAAGTTGGCCGACGGCCCTGGAGCCATGCACTTCCCGAAGGACATCGACCCGAGCTGGTTCGACCAGCTCGTGGCCGAGCGCATGGTCGTCACCTACCGCAACGGCCGAGCCGTGCGAAAGTGGGTCAACCCGCCCGGCGTCCGCAATGAGGCCACCGACCTCTCGGTCTACAACTTGGCCATGGCCTATAAGCTCGGCCTGCACAAGTGGAGCGAGCTGGACTGGCGGAATCTGCGCGCCAAGCTCGTGCCACCCAACCTGGATCTGTTCGCGCCACCTCCACCGCCGCCGAAGCCGATCGAGCTGGTAGAGCCCGAGACCGGCGAGATCCTGTCTGACGCAGCGCCTGCAGAGGTGGATACGTATCCACCTGCCGCGCCTGCAGCTCAACCTGCCCCCCAACCCGTACCCATGCAGCAACTCCTGGAGCCGGCTGCTGTGGGCCGCCGCATCATCAACCGAGGGATCAAACGATGAACCACCCCACACAACGCCCAAAGCGCTTTGCCGCCGCCGCTGGAGAACAGCCCGAAGAGGACGTCATCGATGTCCAGGAGGGTGACGACCAGATGCAGGAGCTGTTCGAGGCGTGGTCAGCCTGGTCTCGCACGCGTCGGTATTTCGCTCCGCCGGCCAGCATGGGCAACATCCTGGGCCAGTTGCGAGGGGCCAGCCGGCCAAGCAGGCCACCGCCGAACGCCAAGTGCAGCACCAGCATGGCCGCGCTACACCTGGCCATCCGTGGCCAGCCGGAAGACGCCCTGGACACCAAGGTGTTCTGGCTCTACTACGGCGAGCGGGCCAGCAACATCAAGAACGCGGCCTATGTGCTGGGCATCAGCCGCCAGCACTTCTACCGCCTGCTGCGGTCGTTCAGCCAGCGGGTGCTGATCGCCGCAAAGCAGATCGAGGCCGACAACCTAATGGCCGGCGAGGCATTGCCGCATCGGGCTTCGCAAGCTGAGGATTGAACACCACCATTCAGCGGCCCACAGGTCCGCTTGAACAACGAGTTCGGCACCGCCGACAGAAAGGACCAAGATGGCTATGACGAAATGGGTGCCTGAAACAGACCCGGCAATATTGCGCCGAGTTGGCAAGACGGGCGAAGAGTGCGCCGAGCTGTCCAAGGTGTGCAGCCGAATCACGATACAAGGACTGGACGGTGTTGACCCGGCAACGGGTGAGAGCAACCGGGAAGCACTGGCGAAAGAGATCGCCGACGTGGTGGCGCAGTGCTACACAACGATCAATGCACTCGGCCTGGATGAACATGCAATCAGGACGCGCGGGGTCGAAAAGCAACGCCAGATGGCCGAGTGGGAAGCCATGTTCGCCCCACAAGACCCCGAGGCCCCGTTCTCCCCGAAGCCTGGTGATCTTGTGCGCTATGGGGACGGATCGACCGCCCTGGCACTGCACGGAGAGCCGCACGCAGGTGGCTGGCACGGCCACCAGTGCATGGGTGGATACACCTTCTACAGCAAGGTTTACCCGCCTACCCAAGCGGATCGGTTGATGTGGGCGGAATGCGCGGTCAGGTGGCGCAGGGTCGGACTGGCGCAGGCGATGGCAGAAGCCGGATTGCCGAACACCGGAGATCAGCGATGAGCAAAGCGAGTTCGATGGATCGTAGAGTTGTGCGTCTTCGGTGCTGGTGGTTCGGTCACGAACAGCACCCGCAGGACTCAGCGCCGCCAGATGAGGCAACCTGCATGCACTGCAGCGAATACGTGCCCTATTCAGACATGGTGGGCGACACGCGCCACAACCGGGCGATTGACTCGCTGCATCGCGCCTGGTGGCACATCTTTGTCCGCTGGTTGCCGCACAAATGCCCGGCCTGCGGCGCGCGCGGGAAGTGCAAACCAGACTGTGACGGCATACCTTTTTGACGCACAACACAAATTAGGCGACGAACCCGTCGCATAACACCGGCAATCTCAGTTACGCACGACGATGTACCATCACAAAATGAATTTTGAAGGGAGGGCATCATGATGCGAGTCTGGGTAGGCGTTTTGGCTTTGTCGGTGTGTGGCCAAGTCTGGGCGGTGAACAAGTGCACCGGTCCTGATGGGCGGGTCTTCTACCAGGACGCGGCTTGTCCTGGAAAGGGAACGACCGTGAATGTTCGACCTTCGTCCAGCTTTGGCGGTGCACCAGCTGCAGCGCCAAAGGCGGCAGAACCCGGGTCAGCGGCTCCCGAGGCGCCACAGCCAGTCGCACCTGCTCCGTCGGCACTACCTGCTCGATCACCGCTTGATGCCGAGGCTGACATGTGTCTGGCTTGGTACCGGCCCTTGTTGCGCGACCCGCAAGGTGCCTACCATACGAACGTCAGCAAGGCCCAGCGAGTGCTGAGCATAGACATTCACGCCACCAACGGGTTCGGCGGATACGTGGTCAGGCGGGCTTCCTGCGAGATTCACAATGGAAAGCTCAACGACTCCTGGACGAAGATCCACGCCAAGCGCGAAGGGTGGGTGACCGAGTGACCTGAAAGTGTCACCTCTGGATGTGACAAAAAAGGCGGTGACAGCAGGTGACACTTTGGCCGAAAATTCGCATCAATTTGGATACGTCTAAAAAGTCCGTCAACCGAAACACCGCCATGTAACGCATAACTCGCTGCAGCGCCGCGTAGGGCATCAGCCCGCCCCGAAGGCCCCAGTTCCGCAAGGTTCTGGGGCCTTCTTCATGGCCTTACTGCAGCACACCACCCCTGATGCTCGATATGCAGATCACCGCCCGCACGGGACGGATCGCCGACATGGTTGCGAGCTTCAAGGATGTGCCTGCGCGCGTGATGCCCTATGCGGCGGCGACTGCGTTGACCAGGACGGCCCAGGCGCTGGCCAAGACCGAGCTGCCCAACGAGATGATCCGGGTGTTCGACCGTCCGAACCGGTACACCCTCAACAGCCTGCGTGCCAGGGGTGCCAACCGCAACACGCTGACCGCCAGCGTCTGGGTCAAGGACGATGCCCCGAACAACGGCACCAAGCCCGAGGACTACCTGCTGCCGAACGTCGGTGGCGGTGGCCGCAACGAAAAGCGCTTCGAACGCGCGATGCGTTACGCCGGACTGCTGCCCAGCGGGTGGCGTGCGATGCCAGGGCAGGGCGCCCCTCTGGACCAGTTCGGCAACCTGCGCCGGGGTGAGATGCAGCGGATCCTGACTGCAACCCGTTCGGCCTTTGACCCCGCCCAGCGCAAGACGAACAGCGCCCGCAGCCGGCGCAATGCGCGCCGGGCCCCGTATTTTGCCGTCGCGCCATTCGTGGGCCAGTTCGTGGGCGGCGAGTTCAAGCAAGTCAAGAGCCGGCTGCAGCCCGGTGTGTACCGGCGCGAGGGTCGTGCCATCAAGCCTGTCCTGATCTTCACCAGGACCCAGCCGGTCTATCGCCAGCGGCTTGATTTCGTTGGCGTGGCCGAGCGCTTCACCGTCGAGACCTTCCCGGTGGAGTTCAACCGGGCCGCCCAAGCCATCCTCAGCCGTCCACGCTGACCCTCTCGCATGCCTTCCCTTGCCGACCTCCAGACGCGTCTCGCAGAGTACCGCGCAGCCGAAACTCGCATTCTGCGGAGCCAGGAGTACACAGTCGGCCAAGGTGGTGCCGCACGCCGCAACCGCCGGGCCGAGCTGGCTGATGTGCAGGCTCAGATCAAGGCGCTGGAGCTGGACATCGACAAGCACCCGGACAACCCGGCGGCCCGCGGTGCCCGTCGTATCCGCTACCTGCGGCCCATGGGCTGAGGACTGACCGATGATGAATCTCATCGACAAGGCCCTGCTGCCGTTTGACCCAGAGCGCGTGGCAGGCCGCCTCAAGGCCCGCGCCCAGGTCAACGCCATCGAAGCCAGCGCGCCCGGACCTGGAGGCAGCACGAGCAGCAGCGGAGCAGGCGGTCGCTGGTGGAATCCGTTTGCCCGCAGCGCTGCGCGCGACACCCTGCCCAAGTTGGGCACCCAGCGCGCTGCCTCGCGCGAGCTGATCAGCACCAACCCCATCGCCGCCGGTGCCATCAACACCAGCGTTGACCGCATCATCGGCACGGGTCTGGCCTTTGTTGCCAGCCCGGCCAGGCAGGTGCTTGGGTGGTCTGCCGACCAGGCCGAGGCATGGAAGGCCACCGTCCAGGCCGAGTACAGCCTGTGGGCTGACGACGCCCAGGCCTGTGACTTCGCCGGCGAAGAGACCTTCTACCAGGCCCAGGCTTCTGTGGTTCGGGGCGCCAAGAGCAGCGGCGACATGTTCACCATGCTGCCCATGGCCGAGCGCACGCGCATGCGCCCCTATGGTCTGCGCTTCCAGCTGATCGAGGCTGACCGCATTGGCAACCCGCTGGGTCAGATGGACACCGAAGAGATTGCCGGTGGCATCAGGTTCGGGCCTGGTGGTCGCCCGCTGGCTGCCCACATCTACGACCGCCACCCTGGCAGCGGCATGGCGCCCAAGGGCAGCAGCATCTATGCCGGCGAGTGGGTCAACTTCCAGGGGCCCACCGGTCGACTTCGCCTGCTGCACCACTACAAGAAGCTGCGCCCAGGCCAGCCTCGGGGTGTTCCCTACCTTGCGCCGGTGGTCGATCTCATCAAGCAGATCGGTCGCTTCACCGACGCCGAGATCGAAGCCGCTGTGATCAACAGCTTCTTCACCATGATCATCGAGACCGAGACCGGCAATGTGGCGCCGGTCTGGGGTAATCAGAACAGCACAGCGACCGGGCCTGGTCCACAGCCTGCCGATGAGATTGCCATGGGCCCGGCCGCTGTGGTGGGCCTGGCCAAAGGCGAGACAGCCAAGTTCGCCGACCCCAAGCGACCGAACGTCAACGCGGTGGAGTTCATCCACGGCCTTCTCGGCCTGATCGGCATGGGCCTGAGCATCCCGCGCGAAGTGTTGCTCAAGCAGTTCAACGCCAGCTACAGCGCGAGCAAGGCCGCTTTGTTGGACGCCTGGATCCACTTCCGCTGCGAGCGAACCTGGGCGGCCCTCTCGTTCTGCCAACCGATCATCGAGACCTGGCTGGCCGAAGCCGTGTTCCTCGGTCGTGTCAAGGCGCCCGGCTTTTTCAGCGACCCGTTGATGCGCTGGGCCTACACGCGCGCGGCCTGGCCGGGTGACAGCATGGGCTCGATCAACCCCAAGGACGAGGTCGCGGCCTACACGGCCGCCATCGACGCCCGCCTGATGACGCGCGAGCGTGCCGAGTGGGAGCTGGGCGGCACCGACTGGAACGCCACTTTCGACCAGAAGTGGGCCGAACACCAGCGGCTGGCCAAGGCCGGACTGCTGCCGGTGCCCAAGGCGGGCGCCGCTGCACCTCAGACGCAGCCCACCCGTGGCAATCAACCCGAACCCGAGGACAACGATGACGCTGCTTGACCTGCTGCGCAGCGCCTGGGCCATCCAGCCCGAGCGACTGCTCGAAATCCAGTCGATCTACGACACCCACCTGCGTGGCGAGAAGATCGACATCCCTGCAATCGAAGCCCGCCTGGGTCGGCCTCTGGCCAGCGAGCAGCAGGAGTACCGCATCCGCGAAGGCGGTGTGGCGGTGCTCTCCATCGAAGGCGTACTGGCGCCCAAGGCCAACCTGTTCATGCGCGTGAGCGGCGGGGCCAGCACGCAGCTGCTGAGCAAGCAGGTCGAAAGCGCGATCGCCGACCCCCGCGTGCGCAGCCTCATCCTGCAGGTCGACAGCGGTGGTGGCAGTGCCCTGGGCGTGCCCGAGCTGTCCGACACCATCCGCGAGCTGGCCGCCATCAAGCCCATCGTCACCGTCACCGATGGCGTCATGGCCTCGGGCGCCTACTGGCTGGGCAGCGCGGCCAATGCCGTGTTCGGCAGCGGTACCACGGTGCAGGTGGGATCGATTGGCGTGGTGATGACCCACAACTACACGCCCAACGCCAGCGGCGCCCAGACCACGGAAATCACGGCGGGCCGATACAAGCGCATGGCCACCAGCGCCAAACCGCTGGACGAAGAGGCCAGCGCCTACCTGCAGCAGATGGTCGATCACATCTACAGCGTCTTCGTTGACGCCGTAGCCCAGAACCGCGGCGTGACCGCCGAGGAAGTGCTGCAGCACATGGCTGACGGCCGCATCTTCATCGGTCAGCAGGCGGTCGATGCCGGACTGCTGGACGGCTTCATGACCGTCGACCAGGTGGCCGAGCGAATGGCTGCCGACCCTACCCAGTTCGCCACCCGCCGCAAGGCCAGGGTGGCGGCGTTGGTGCCCCCAGCCAGAAAGCCCGCCGGTGCGCGGGCCGATGGCAGTTCCCCCGCCGAGCCGGTGCTGCTCGATCCCGTCGAAACCTCCCCCGAAAAGGAAACCCCCATGGACATGAAAACCCTGGCGGAGCAGCACCCCGAACTGCTTGCCAACATCCAGGCCGAAGCCCGCGCCGCCGGTGCCAAGGCCGAACAGGAGCGCGTCGCCGCCGTGCGCGCGCAAAGCATGCCCGGCCACGAAGCGCTGATCGAGCAGCTGGCTGCCGACGGCAAGACCACCGGCCCCGAAGCCGCCATGGCTGTGCTGGCCGCCGAGCGCGCTGCCGTCGCAGCCCGCGGCAAGGCCTTCGTCGACGACGACGCGCCGGCACCCGCCAAGAACGGTGCTGCTCCCAGCGACATGCCGAAGACCAAGGCCCAGCAGGCTGCCGAATCCAAGGCCTACGCCGCCGAGCACGGCGTCGACTTCATCACCGCGATGAAGAAGCTGGGCTTTGCCTGACCACCAACCAGTTCACCTCCAGGAGTCCAAGACATGAACCCCTCCCTCCCGATCCTGACGCTCACCGTCATCGCTTCCGCTGCGCTGCAGAACGCCCGCGCAGTCACCCAGGCTGGCGCCTACCCGGCCGCCGGTGGCCTGGCCTTCGGCATCACCCGCACCGACGGTGCCGTCGGTGATCCGGTGCCAGTCGATGTCCAGGGCACGGCCATCGTCCAGGCCGGCGCCACCTTCTCGAAGGATGTGCCCCTGATGGTTGGCACCGACGGCAAGCTGATCGCCCACGACGGCGACGGCGACAAGCACGCCGTGGCCCGCTCCATGGAGGCGGCCACCGCTGTCGACCAGCTGGTCGAGGTGCTGCTGGTGCCCTCGTCCGGCCTGCTCGTCACGGCCTCCTGACCCAACCCTCTTCACTGAAACGGAGAACCCAACATGAACCAAATGACCCCCGGTCAGGCCCGCGTCGTCGACCCCATCCTCACCGAAGTGGCCCGCGGCTATCGCAGCCCCAAGGCCGCCATCGCCAACATCCTGTTTCCGATCGTCAGTGTCACGCTGCGTGCCGGCAAGATCATCACCTTCGGCCCCGACGACTTCAAGCTGGTCAGCACCGTACGTGCACCCGGCAGCAACACCAAGCGGGTGCAGTTCGGTTACGCCGGCGCCGACTACGGCCTGGCCGACTACCGCCTCGAAGCCCTGACTCCCTGGGAGATTCAGAAGGAAGGCATGAACGGGCCCGGCATCGACCTGATCGCCATGAGCGTGCGCAAGGTGCAGAACGTCATGGCCCTGGAGCGCGAGAAGCAGGCCGCCGACCTGGCTCGAAACGATGCGCTGTACGGTTCCAACAACAAGGAAACGCTCAGCGGCTCCGGTCAGTGGTCGGACCCGACCAGCGACCCGATCGGGGACATCCTGGCCGCCAAGGAGGCTGTGCGCAAGCAGATCGGCGAGCGCCCGAATGTGCTCACCGTGGGCCCCGAGGTGCTGACCGCGCTGCGCAACCATCCCAAGATCCTCGACCGGCTGAGTACCAACGCCGATCGTCCGCCGGCCAGCATGGCCCAGCTCTCGGCGTTGTTCGAGATCCCGCAGATCGTCGAAGGCGAAGCGGTGTATCACGACGGCACCCAGTTCCAGGATGTGTGGGGCAAAGACGCCATCCTGGCCTACACCACCCCGGCCAGCATGGCCGAAATGGGCAGCCCGAACTACGGCTACACCTACCAGCTGCAGGACTACCCGGTGGTCGAAGAGGGCTACGACGACCGCAACGCCAACAGCTGGGTCAACCCGGTGGCCGATGCCCGCAAGGCGGTGCTGGCCGGCGCCTCGGCCGGCTTCATCTTCAAGGCAGCGGTGGCCTGACCATGCCCAAGTTCATCACCACCATGCGCGTCAAGCTCGACGCGAAGCGGCGCGTGTTCGCTGGCGAAGTGCTGGAACTCAGCGCCAAAGCCGCCGAACCGTTGCTGGCTGCCGGCGCGATCGAGCCGCACAAGGAGCCCAAGGCCGACAAAGCCCCAGCTCCTGCGCCTGCTCCGTCGCCAGCCCCGGCACCGGCACCCGCGCCGGTAGAGCCGCCTGCACCCGCTCCGGCTCCGGCCAGTGAGCCCACCTGATCGCCGAGGCACCCACCATGTTCGGTGACGACGACCTGTCCGATGTCTTCTACTCGGTCGAAGCTGGCGCCGTCGAGCTCACGCTCGTCGGCTCTGAGCCGGCTCAGACCTTTTGCGCCCACATGGGCCAAGAGGACGAGGAGATGCTGCAGGGCTACGCCGTCGGAACCGTCCGCCTGATCCAGTACCCGACAGCCGCCATCGAGCTGGCCGAGGGCGACGAGGTCAGCGACGGTACCGTGACATGGCGGGTGCTCCGCGATCCGCGCCTGATCAACGACGGCGCCGAAAGCCAGACCTACCTCGTGCCCGCCTGAGCAGCACAGCACCATGCCCACCTTCAATCAAGGCAACAGCGCACGCTGGCGCATCTTCGACGCGGTTGCCACCGCGCTGGAGACCGCCCCCGAGCTGCAGGCCGTGCCCGTCAAGCGCAACCCCACCAGTGCAATCGCCATCAAGCGTGGCGACTACGTGCTGGCGGTGCGCTGGAACGGTGACAGCCAGCTCAGGCGCGTCGGAAACGACGAGCAGCGCCGCTTCACCTTGATCGTGGCCAGCCTTGCCCACACCGAGCAAAGCGACCGCGATGCGGACGCTATGCACGCCGTCGTGGGCACGCTGCTCAGGCGTCTCATGCCGACCCTCAACGCCATCACCGGCGTCAAAGAGGTGGCGGCACAGGAGGCGGACGTCACCTCATACGTCGAGGACTTCCAGCCCGCTGAGGGTGCGCTGGTCCTCAGCGGCTTCGAGGTGACCTACCGCCAGCCGGCTTTCGCGCTCCAGTCCACCTGACCCCTCACACACGAAGGAAATCATCATGCCCTCCAACTCCGCACGTGCAATTCTGGCCGGCGGCCTGGTCTCCCTGAACATCTGGGACCCGGTCGCTCAGGCCTATGCCGGCTTCGGCTCCCCGCTGGACGCCGACAAGTTCGAGATCGTTCCCCAGTCGGAAAAGAAGACCAGCCAGTCGCGCAGTCACCTCGACTACGGCCAGGCCCGCGCCTCGGTCGTCATCCCCCAGCCCACGCAGATCAACATCGCGCTGTCGGCGTCGTCCGTCGCTGCGTTTGCCATGCAGTTCCAGGGTCTGGTGCAGGCGCTGACGCAGTCATCTGGTTCCTGGACCGACCAGAACCTGGTGGTCGGTACCCATGGCGTCTGGCAAAGCCTGGGCCAGCGCAACGTGGCCGAAGCCGGCTTCTCGGTCGAGCCGGACGGCGGTGGCACCGCCTACGTGCTCGGCACGCACTACGAGGTCAACTGGCAACGCGGAGAAATCCGCTTCCTGGGCGTGGCCGGCGCCCCGGCTGAAGGCGCGACGGTCGACATCACCGGCACCTGGAATGCGGTCGACGGCAAGCGCATTCTTGGTGGCCGCGTCACTCAGGTGCGCGCCCAGGCCCGCTTCGACGGCCAGAACCTGGTCAATGGCGAGGTGGTCGAGGCGGACGTGCGCGAGTGTGTGCTCGGCACCGGTACTGGCTTCGACTTCCTGTCGGCCGACTTCACCGCCATCGAGCTGCAGGGCGAGATCGTCACGCCTGCCGGCTTCACCGAAGGCTACGAGATCCGCTTCCCGCAGCGCAGCGGCGAGTAAGCCAATCACCGTCGCCAAAAAGGCCCGCCACCTGGCGGGCTTTTTTCATGAGGCGCCCTGGCCCACGTTGAAGGCAGGCCCTCATGGAAAAAGCCCACTGATCCGAACCCACACACATGGCCACCACCAACCAGCGTATCCGCTACGATCTTGAGGCTGCCGTCAGCGGCCAGCAGGACGTTGCGGCACTCGCTCGCCAGCTCGAAGGCCTGGCCGACACGCTCGAAGGTGACCTGAAGACCCAGGCCCAGGCCAGTGCGCAGGCCCTGCGCGAGCTGGGTGCCAAGCAGGGGGCGGTGGAGAACTTCGCCGCGCTCAAGCGCGAGGTATCCGACGCGTCGGCCCGCCTGACCGAGGCCCAGGGCGCCGCTCAGAGGCTGGGCCGCGAGCTGGCTGCCACCAATGCACCGACGCGGGCACAGGTTGGGCAGATGCAGAAGCTGCGCGACACGGTGCGCGACGCCAAGGGTGAGGTCGTCAGCAAGACGGCGGCCCTCGACCGATCCCGGGCCGCCCTGCGCAACTACGGGATCGACTCGACCAACGCCGCCCAGGCCGAGCGCAACCTGCGGGCAGCGACGGCGGCCGCCCGAGCCGAGATCCAGGCCATGGCACCGGCCTACCGTCAGGCTGGCCAGCAAGCTGCAGCGTCTGGTCGCCAGCAGGTGGCAGCGAACCAGGAGGTCTCGGGCAGCCTGAGCCAACTGGGTGACCAGTTGCGCGCCGTCCAGCGCGTGGCCATCGCGGCCATCGGCGGTACGTTCGCCGGACGGCTGATCAGCGACCTGAACGACACGGCCGAATCTTTCACCACTGTGGCCGATCGCATTCGTCTGGTGACGGGTGAGGGTCCTGCCTTTGAGGCCGCGTTTGAGGGCGTGCAGCAGGTGGCCCTCGAGACCAACAGTGAGCTGGAAGCCACCGGCACCCTGTTTGCCAGGCTGCAGCAGGCCGGCGAGAGTCTGGGTCGAACGAACGAGCAAAGCCTGGCCCTGACCCGGACCATCAACCAGGCCATCCAGCTCAGTGGGGGGTCTGCCCAGTCTGCCAACGCGGCCATCACCCAGCTGATCCAGGGTCTGCAAAGCGGCGTGCTGCGCGGTGACGAGTTCAACTCGGTCATGGAGCAAAGCCCCCGCCTGGCGCAGGCGTTGGCTGCAGGGCTTGGCAAGACCACCGGCGAGTTGCGCAACCTGGCGCAGCAGGGCGCGCTGACCAGTGAGGTGGTGATCGGAGCCCTGGAGGGGCAGGCTGCCGCCATCAACGCCGAGTTCGACAAGCTGTCCGACAAGCCGAGCCGCGCGCTGCAGAACCTGAGCACGGCCTGGCAGATCTACATCGGCAACGCGGACAAGGCCACGGGTGCCAGCCAAATGGCCGCCCAGGCGATCGATGCGCTTGCTGAGAACCTGGACACCATCATCGGCCTGCTGCTCGACGCTGGCCAGGCTGTGTCGGCCTTCGTTGCGCTGCGGCTGGCGCAGCAGTTCCTGGGCATCGGAGCGGCTGCCCAGGCAGCCGCCGTGCAGGTTGCTGCGAGTACGACGGCCATCAATGCCGCCAGCGCGTCGGCCCTGACCGCTGGTTCGAACGTCGGCCGCCTGGCATCCATCCTGGGTGGTCTCAAAACGCTCTCCCTGTTGGGGGTGGTCACCAACATCCAGGACATCGGGGTCTGGCTGGGCGAGAGTGCAGCCAAGCTGGCAGGCTACAAAGATCTGACAGAGGAGCTGGCACGCGAGGAGCGTGTCGCTGCCGAGATCAGTGCCGAGAATGCCCGGCAAAAGGCAGCGCTGGCCCAGGCCACACAACTGGCCATCGAGGCTGCACGTGGTCTGACGCCTGAGGCCCGCGCGCTGACGACCGAGTTCGAGAAGATGCAGGCGTCGGGCAAGAGTGCCGGCGACGCCCTGGCTGAGCTGTCGAAGAAGGCCAACCTCGAAGACACCACAGGCATCCAAGCCTACAGCATCGCCCTGCGAGACCTTGCTGTGCAGGGCAAGGCCAGCGGCGACCAGATCCGCGAGGCCATGGCCAACGCGCTCAAGGGCGAAGACCTGGCGCGCTTTGAGGTGCTGGCCCGATCCGCACTGTCTGGCACCCGTGACGAAGCGGAACTGCTGGCGATCGTGCTGGACGCCTCGCTGCGCGAGGCCATTAACCGCAGCGGTGCCGACTTTGCGTCCATCAGCGGCGGTATGAGTCGGGCGGCCGCCAGTGCCGTCAACGACACCGAGCTGATCATTCAGAATCTGGACCGGCTGTCGGCCCAGGGGGTAGACACTGCTGCAGCGTTGACGGCCAGCCTTGGCAAAGGCATTCAGACGGCCGACAGCCAGGCGGCCCTGCAGGCGGTGCGCGATCAGATCGAGTCGGTGCGCAAGGTGCTTGGGGAGCAGGTGGTCGACGGCCTGCTGGACCAGCTTGCCGAACAGGCCAAGCGTGTCACGAAAGAGGTCGGCGGTCTCCAGAGCGCACTCAGCCAGTTGGGCATCACCAGTGACGCTGACTTGAAGAAAGCGGCTGACGCAGCCCGGAACCTGTACGAGCGCGTGCGCGAGGGAGGTGGCAGCGCTCGCGAGCAGGCTGAGGCCTTCCAGAAGATGGCCGATGCGGCCATTCGCTCCGGCGACTCGACGGCCATCGCCTTTGCGCGATCCCAGGCCGCCGCCAACGGGTTCGAGGTCGCCGTGGACAGCGCGGGGCGGACTGTGGTCCGACGCATGGGTGAGGCTGCCCAGGCGACCGAGAAGTATCGCAGCAGCATCCAGTCGGCCACCCAGGCCGTACAGGAGCACATCGGCTGGCTCGATCGCATGGTCGAGCGAAACAACAGGGTCAAGACATCCATGAAGACGGATGCCGATGGCTTTGCCGCCGACGCCTCCGGTAACCGGATCGTGGCCGGTGGGGACTTGACCACCCTTACGGGCATTGCAGCGTTTCTCAAGGCCGCGGGTGTTGAGGATGACGCCACTGCACGGCGGATCGCTTTGGAGTTCTCCAACGGCCGGGGCGAGATCCCGTACTTCGACAACCCTGGGCAGAAGCGATACGGCGGCGACACGCTCAGCATGGCGCTGCTCAAGGCGGCAGAGCGAGTGACATTCGCCGGCACTGGTGTGGGCGGCGCACAGGTTCCTGGCATCGACACGGGTATCCCGAAGCCGTCAGCACGCGAAGTGAACGTCAACCTGTCTGTGAATGGCAAGTCCTACGGAACCGTCAACACCGACGCTGCCGGGGCTGAAGCCATCGTGAATGCACTGAACGCCGCCAAGGGCGCGGCAGGAGCCTGACGCATGGGTTACTCCCTCACACACCCGACAGCTGGTGCTGGTGGGACGCCCCTGGCCCTGACGCTGCCGCCAGACCTGATCTGGACGGATGAGTTCGCGTGGAAGCGGGTGGAACAGGCCAAACAGTACAGCACCACGGGTGCCCTGCTCATCGATGAGTGGGTGCGCCAGGCTGGGCGCCCCATCACCTTGACCGGATCGGTCGACTACGCCTGGTGCCTGCGCCCGGCCCTGCAGACCCTAAATGCCTGGTCACAGCAGGCAGGCCTGCAGATGACCTTGTCCATCAACGGTACGAACTACAGCGTGGCCTGGAACCACGAGGAGGTCGCGATCACTGCGGAACCGGTGGTGCCCTACAGCGACCCCCAGCCCGAAGACTGGTACAGCCTGGTCCTGCGCTTCCTGGAAATCTGATCGGACACCTGCAAATGCCCATCCAATCTGACGACATCAAACTGCTGCGGTCCGCCGTCATGGCCGACGTGCCCGAGGGTGGCGGCGCGGCCACCGGTATCGAGGTGGTCGACGGCCAGTCGAACAACATTTTCCCGGATACGTCCAGCGACGACCGGGCCAGCGGTCGATTCCGCCTGCGCAAGGTGTTCGGCGCGGCGCACACCGACGACACCGACCTGCTGCTGGGGGCCAGCTTTGCCGTGCTGGCGCCGCCCGAGGACCCGCTGGTGCATGTCAACCTGGTCGAGGTGGATGGGTGGTTCAGCGAGCGGACCGATGCCACCGACATGATCGAGCGCTATCTGGTCAAAGGCGCCCGCCTGCTCAGCCGGATCCAGGATGTGCACTACCAGGGCGCGCTGCTGCTGCAGCTGTACAACATCGCCCCGGGCACGAGCTTCCCGGAGCCGGGCGACACGATCGTGGTGCGCAACCCCAGCGGCCAGGAGCAGTACGTGCGGGTGCTCAAGACCACGCTGAGCACCGCCTTGGTGTTCCTGGACGGTGGCCAGCGCGAGATCAACCTGTGCTCGTGTGAGCTTAGCAACGAGCTCGAATTCGATCTGCAGGGCAAGGCGATCCAGCTGACCGACCCGTCGGCCAGCAACACGGCCGTGGCCTACTCGACCACGCCCAGCGTGGGTGCGCGGTTCTATGGCGTTAAGCGCCTGGGCATCGCTGCCGAGATCGGAGACCGGTCAGTGACGACCGAGGACGGCATCTACTCGCCGATCGTTCCGGCCGCGACGGTCGAGGAGCCTGTGCTGGACGTGTATCCGCTGGTGCCGCGTCCCAGTCTGTCGCGCACCTCAGCTGCGGTGCTCACGCTGCCGGCGCAGTCGCTGGCGCTGGGTCCTGGCACGGTGCTGCGCATGCCCACCGCTGCAGAGCCGACCACGGTCGCGTTCACGCATGGCGCGACGGCGTTCACGACGAACAACGCTGGCGAGGTGCTGCAGGGCACGACCGTCGTCGGCACTGTCAACTACCGCAACGGCGCGGTGACGATGTCGGGCTCTGCGCCCAGCTACGGCACGCAGTCGCTCACGCTCAGCTACCGGCCGGCCACCGTGGTCGGGGCACTGGCTCACTCGGCCAGCCAGGAGATCACGCCCGGCAACCAGGGGTTGGCCTGGGTTTTCGCTTTCGAGCCGCCGCCAGCGCCGGGCACCCTGGTGGTCAGCTACATGGCACAGGGTCGCTGGTACACGCTCGAAGAGGACGGAACCGGGCGCCTGGCCGGCGCTGATAGCAGCTATGGGTCGGGCACGCTGTCCTTCCAGACCGGCTCGCTGGCGCTGAGCCTCGGGGCCATCCCAGACGTCGGCAGCGACATCATCTTCCTTTGGGGCGATGCCGAGACCGCTCAAGCGGCCACAGGGCTGCCCACGCGCGCCTGGGCGGCCATCCCGCTGGCTGAGCCGCCGGCACCGGGCACGCTGGCGTTTGAATGGAGCCGCGGCGGCACGACGTACAACGCCTCGTTGGCGGCCAACGGCACCGTCACCGGCCCGGCCCAGATCCGTGAGGTCGAGCGCCTGGACGGCGGCAGCTACCGCGTGCTGTTCAGCCCGGACACCATGCCCGACGGTCTGATCACGGTCAGCTACGAAAGCCAGGCCGAGAACGCCGCGTTCACGAATGACGGCGGCGGCAACTACACGCTCACCGGTGCACCCATCGCGGCCGGCAGCCTGCGCTTTCGGCTGTTTGCCACGGCGTCGACGGGGCTGACCTACGTCTTCAACTGCTTCTCGCGCGGCACCGATGTCTATGCCCGCACGCCGGCCGGCAATACGGTCATCGGCACGATCAACAACACCACAGGTGCAGTGAGCCTGGCCGCAGGTGGCGTCACGCTGTCATCGACACGCGTGGAGCGCACCTCGTCGAGTTCGTGGCAGGGCGGGTCTGACCCCTGGTACTACGACCGGGTCATCACCGAAAACACTTCGTACACGCTGAATGTCGACGGGGTGCTGCAGATGGGCTACCTGCCGGCCGCAGGCGCATCGGTTCAGAGCGTGGCGGTCTCGCCGCCCTGGCTGATCGAGGTCACGCCGGCCGTGGGCCTGAATCTGGTCACCAATGGCCTGGCGTTCACCTGGGCCGGCGCGGTGCACGCCTCGCGCGACGGCGCGCTCTCGCGCGGCTGGCATGTGGGCACAGCTGCCACCACCCCGGTGGGCAGCGTCAGCAGCGAAGGCCTGATCAGCATGGGCCAGTCGCTGCCGGGTGGATCGAGCAACTCGGTCATCTGGGCCAACGCCGCGCTGGACGCGGCGTCCATGCTCAACGTCTACCAGGGCGTGTTCAGGGTCGGTGTGGCGCCGATCAAGGCTGGAGCGTTCCAGTTGCAGGCCGGCGCGGTCATCGGCTCGGCAAACAGCGGCGGTGTGCTCTCGGGCGGCTTCGATGGCCTGGTGGACTTCGTCCGCGGCATCGTGCGCTGGGCGGTGGACGACCTTGGCCCCAGCACGGGTGTGCCGGTGCGCGCCGACGAGGTCACCTACAACGCGGTCTACCTGCAGTACGTGCCGCTGGACGAGGATCTGCTGGGGGTCAAGACCACGCGTTTGCCGCTGGACGGCAGGGTGCCGATCTTCCGGCCCGGTGGTCAGGTGCTGGTGCACAACACGCTGACCACCGTGCTGCCCAATCCTGTGACGCTGGGCACGGCCTATGACCTGGGGCGCGAGCGAATCGCGGCCGTCAAGGTGCGGACCGTGGCCGGTATCAAGGTGCCCGGTGACCGGTACACAGTCAATTTCAACGCCGGGACAATCACGTTCCCGATCGGCACCGACCTGAGCGGCTTCGACCAGCCTTTCAGCGTCGAGCACCGCATCGAGGACGAGTTGCTGGTGCTGCGTGCCGACATCAGCGGACGTCTGGACCTGGTGGCCGGGCTGACGCACGACTACCCGGCCGAGACCAGCTACGTGTCGAGCAAGCTGCGCAAGGGTGACCTGTTCGCCCGGACGTTCGGCTACCTGGAGCAGGCGACCTGGACCGGTGTCTGGTCTGACAGCCTGATCGGTAGCGCGCCAACGGCCAGCTTCAACAACATCGACTTCCCGGTCGAGGTGACCAACCGGGGCGCGATCACCGAGCGCTGGGCGGTCATCTTCACGGGGGCCACCCAGGTGCGCGTTGTGGGTGAAAACGTCGGTCAGGTGCTGACCAACGTGTCGATCAACGACGTGATCGAGGCGATCAACCCGCAGACCGGCGCACCCTACTTCGAGATTGACCCGCTCGGCTGGGGCGGTGGCTGGGCTGTGGGCAACGTGCTGCGCTTCAACACGGCCGCATGCGGTGCCCCAGCCTGGGCTGCCCTGACTGTGCTGCAGGGCCCGCCCAGCGTGCAGAGCGACTATGCAGAAATTGCGTTCCGCACTGACGTGGACGCCCCCTGACAGGAGACCTGAGTGACATTGCCCGCATCCACCCCCTGCTGGTTCGATTCGTCGGAGGCGGGGGCGCCTACGCTCAACAACGCGGCCGGCAGCCTGCTGGAGGTGCTGCGCTCGTGCCTGATCAACGGCTTCGGCGCGGTGTCTGTGACCAGCATCGTGGTCGCCAGCGGCGTGGCCACAGTCACGGCCGCTACGCATGGCTTCTCGGCAGCCTATGGCAAGCTGGTGCTCATCGAGGGGGCGCCGGTGTCCGAGCTCAACGGGCGCAAGCGCATCGGCAACGTGCTGACCAACACGTTCACGTTCCCGGCCCCTGGCGTGGCCGACGGGACCTACACCGGTACGATCAGCGCCAAGCGCGCGCCGCTGGGGTGGGCCGAGACGCACACCGGCACGAACATTGCCATCTTTGCGTCCACGGCGCCCGAGGCGAGGCCGAACAGTCTGCGGGTCGACGACTCCGGGTCGGCCTCCATGTCTCGCTGGGTTGGTATTCCGACGGCCAGCATCACAGACCTCAACACCTACTCTGGTGAATTCCCGTCATCGGCCCAGGTGTCTGGCGGTGCCTACGTGCAGCGTGGCGGGACGAACAACGCGACTCCGAAGGCCTGGGTCGTGGCTGGTGACGACCGAGGGTTTTACTTCGCAGCGGAGTGCAATACCGGGCCGGTGTTCCTCATCAACTGGTTTGGCGACTTCGAGTCGTTCTACGAGGGCGATGCTGGTGGCACGCTGCTTGCCACGCAGACGACAACCGCAGTCTCGAATTCGCCATCGTGGGGACTGGCCACCGGCACAAACATTGCGACAAACCCGACCGTCAACGTCGGATGCTATGCACCACGAGGCGTGCTGCTCGCCGAGACCGCCCCGGCGCTGCAGAGCATTACCGGGGCCCCTGGAAATGCAAACCAGTCCGGATCGACGCAGTACCAGAACGCCGGCATTTACGCAAACCCGGTCATTCAGGACCTGGTCTATGTGATAAGCACGGGACCGTGTATCCGCGGTCGTCTGCCCGGACTCGCATGGTTGCTCGCAAACGGCACCACAACTGGCTTTGGGGATCGACAGGTGGTTGCTGCTGGATCTAAGCAGTTTCTGCACTTGCCCACAAGGACTGCCGCGCAGACCGCTCACCACTGCATTCGACTGGATGGGTGGCGCTGATGCCAGCGGTTACGACGCAGGACAACATCGCACTGGTCTACCTGATCGGTCGCGCTGGTCTCCATCGTGTCGCCGGCACGACCCGGAACACAGGCACACCGCCGACGCCTGTGCGTCGCCGTGTCCGCCTGCACCGCCAGACCGACGGGCTGATGATGGCCGAGGTGTGGTCGGACGCCGCCACCGGCGAGTATGTTTTCAGCCTGATCGCGGCTGGCACCTACTACGTGACGGCGTTTGATCACACTGGGCTCTTCGGTGGCGTCATCGAGACCGACGTGGTCGCGGAGCCGATGCCGTGAGTCTTTCGCTCGCCGCTCGCCGTGCCCGGCTTGTGACCGTCCGGGACCTGATACTGGCCAGCGATGGCGGGTCGCTTTTGCTGCTTGACGGCCCCATGGCCAGCAACCCGGGTGAGGCGCCGGCGGGCTCGCCCCTGGCCATCATTGCGCTCGATGTCGAGTCGTTTGCGCTGCATGAGACGTTGGCCATCCTGCTGCTGAGCGTGGTCGGCAACGCCGCCACAAGTGGCCAGCCGACCTGGGGTCGGTTCGTTGATGGCGATGGCGTGGGTGTCTATGACGTGACGGCCGGCCCGCCCGGGAGTGGTGCGCAGGCGATTGTGTCCGATGATGACAACCCGACGTCTGCACAGATCTGGACCGGCGGGCAGTTGACCGTCACCGGTACGTTCGCGGAGCCCTGACGTGGCCGACTTGGTATTCAGCCGGCCGCGCTACACCGGGGGCCCTGTTGACCTGGTGTTCGGCGACTCAGGCGGAACTGGAGGTGGTGACTCAACGGTCACGATCACGGCTACGTTCTCGGCCATGACGTTCCAGGCGGTGGTCGCGTACGACAACCGCAACCCGCGCCGCGCCAGCACCATCGCCAGACTGCCCCACCAGGTGGCCGCCAGGGCGCTGCCAGAGACGCGCGTCGGCTGGGGCACCAGTCGCCAGGACCTGCGCGAGGAGCGCACCACCTGGCAGCAGGCTGGCCGCGCTGCGCGCGAGACCGACACCGGCTGGAATCGCCCCGGCCGCATCGTTGACCAGCGCGCTGTGCCCTGGGTGCTGGCTGTGCCGGCTGGCACCCTGGCAGCGTTCGCGCACCAGGCCGCTGAGATGCTGCGGGCACAGGCGCTGCTGCCCTGGCAGGTCGCGGCTGCCCTGCATGCCACCTCACGCGCGCCGCACAAGGTTGGCCTTCAGGTGCACACCGATCGGGTCGTGCCCTGGCTGCTGGCCGCCCGTTTGCAGGCGCTGGCAAGCGGCGGGCGCCAAGTGGCAGCCGCTGCCGGCCTGACGTCGCTGTGGCCGTGGGATGTGGCCCGCGTCATCCCGCCCGGCCGCGAGGTGTGGCCACCGGTGGATCCTGGGACGGTGACGCCCAGGGTGCCCAGCACGCACCTGGTGTTCGCCTGCCCGCCCTGGACTGGTGGGCCCGTCAATCTGGTCTTTGGGCGGGTGTGCGTGCTGCCGCCACCGGAGCCGGGCGCGCCGCTGCAGATCCTCCCTGCGAGGTATTACATGATCGTTCACTCACTCACCGCGGTGCGCCTGCCGGATCTGTCCAGCGTGCCCATCTTCAACGTCGATCTGTCGGCGGACGCTGGATCGTTCTGCTGGAAGTTCAGCGCCACCGGTCCACGCACGCTGTTCGACCAGCTTGCGCCTGTGGCCGGCCTGCCGGCGCGTATCCGCATCACGCTCGATGGCATCCCGTTTGTCTTCCTGATCGAGTCCATTGCTGAGGACCACCAGTTCGGCAGTCGCGTGGTCCGCATCAGTGGTCGTAGCGCAACGGCATTGCTGGGCCGACCCTGGCGGCGGGAAGAGACCCACGCCAACCCAGGCGCGCCCGCCACGGCGCAGCAGCTGGCCCTGCAGGCCCTGGATGCGACAGGCGTCGATCTTGACTGGGGGCTGACCGACTGGCTCGTGCCGGCCAGCGCCTGGAGCCATCTGGGCACGCCCTTGTCGGCTGTGCAGCTCATAGCCGAGGCGGCTGGCGGTTATCTGCAGAGCCACCGAAGCGCCGAAACACTGATGACCCGCCACCCCTACCCAGAGCTGGCTGGTGGCATGGTGGGCGGCCCATGGAACTGGTACCACCCGGACGTGACACCCGATGTTGAGCTGGCGCCCGACGCGTTGGTGACCACGGCAGTCGAGCGCCGCGATGGTGACGACCTCAATGCCGTCTATGTCAGCGGCACCACGCATGGAGTGCTCGCGTTGGTGCGCCGCACGGGCAGTGCTGGCGACAAGCTCGGCCAACTGGTGACCGATCAGCTCATGACGACGCAGGAGGTCGCCCTGCAGCGAGGGCTGTCGGTCCTCGGGGCTGCAGGCCCGAAGCACCTGGTGCAGGTCAGCCTGCCGGTCCTCACAGGCGTCGGCCAGCCTGGCGTGCTCGACGTGGGACAGCTGGTCCAGATCAACACCTCATCGCCTTGGAGAGGTCGCGTGCGTGGCGTCAGCGTCAGCGCGGCCCTGGGGCAGTCGGTTCGGCAAAGCGTTGCCATCGAACGTCACCTGGAGGTCGCGTGATGCAAACCAACGTCTATCGGGCGCTGCTCGACCTCCTGCCGCAGGCCCCGCTGCTGTCGGGCGTTGTCACCGTGGACCATGGCGACGGCTCTGTGACCGTCGAGTTCCCAGGCGGCGGCACGCAGCGCGTTCGAGGTGTCGCCGATGTCGATGACCGCGTGTTCGTTCGCGGTGGCCTGGTCGAAGGCCCTGCACCCGCGCTGTCGCCAATCACCATCGAAATCTGAAACCACCAAAGCACAGCATGAAGCGAGAAATCACTGACGCCACCATGAGCAGCTACGCAAGCAAATTGACAACGACAGGGGCGGGCACCGCCGTGGTAGGAGGCCTGAGTCACAACGAATGGTTGGCCATCATCGGCGCCGCCGTTGCGGTCCTGGGCCTGCTGACCAACTGGTATTTCCAGCACCGGCGCGATGCCCGGGAGCGCCGCGAAGACGAACGCCGCGAGGCCGAGCACCAGAAGCGCATGCGGCAGATGCAGACCAAGCCGGGAGACCTGCATGACCGATAACCTGGCTGGGATCCTGCGCCAGCGTGGCAAGGTGGTCGCGCTGTTTGTGGTCTGCGGCACGGCCGTGGCCTTGGTGCACCCTGAGTCCGCCGCGTCCATCTTCGCGGCGATGGCGGTGCCGGTGGGCGCTCTGGCCGGCGTTGAGGCCTGGGCTGCGAGGGGTACGCCATGAACCGATGGGCGGCATCTGGACTGTCCCTCTCGGCTGCCGCTCTGGTGGGGCTCATTGCCCATGAGGGCTACACCGACAGGGCTGTCATTCCTGTGCAGGGCGACCGGCCGACCGTTGGCTTTGGGTCCACCTTCCGCGATGACGGCAGCCCGGTGCGCATGGGCGACACGATCACACCGCCGCAGGCTGTTGCCCGGACCCTTGCGCACATCCAGCGCGACGAGAGCCGTCTGCGCCAGTGCGTGACCGCACCGGTCAGCCAGATCGAGTACGACCTGCTTGTCGATCACGCCTACCAGTACGGGACGGTGGCCACGTGCGGCAGCAGCATCGTGCGCTTGACCAACGAGCGTCGCTACGCCGAAGCGTGTGAAGCCTACCTCGCGTGGCGGTTCATGACGAGTCCGGTCGCTCGTTCGGGCTGGGAGCCATTCAGATTTGACGCAGCCGGTCGCCCAATTCGTTGGCGCTTCGACTGCACAACGCCCGGCAATCGCATCTGCTCAGGTGTCGGTAAACGTAGCACAGAGAGAGCCGAGAAATGTCGGGCCGCGCAGTGATCCCTACCGCCGTCGGCGAAGCCTTCGACAGGCTTCGGGCGGTTGCCTGGGAGGCTGTGAGCGTCAACGAGATCATGCAGGAGATCGATGTGCTCGAGCGCACGGTTTGCCTGTCCATGGGTGGCTTGCCACCCGAAACCCGGCCGGTGATTCCGGCCAAAGACGAAAGGTGGGGCTGATATGGGTGAGCGTGAATCGATCTGGCTTCTGATCGGCCTGGGTGGTGCGGCGGTCTTTCTGGTCGCAAGCGCCATGGCCGCTGGTCTCGGCCTCGGACTGGTGATGTGGGTGGGCTGGAAATGA